CGCCAGCGTCAGAGCGTCGCCCGCAGCGTTCACGGTGTTCGTCGCCGTCACGACCGAGTACCCACGCAGCCCGTACTTGGCCGAGGGCATATAGCCGTTCGCGGCCGCCGGGCCGTTGGCGCCGTCCAGCGAGGCATCGCCGGACGCCTGCCCGTTCAGGAGCGAGGTCTCCAGACAGTCCATCGCGGACAGAGCCAGCTCCTCGCGCGCCACGTTCATGACGATGAGGATCGCGTCCTCCTCCTCCTCGCGCGACACACCGCTGATCCCCTTGTGCTTCACAGCGGTCAGGGCCAGCAGGTTGGTCGCGGCCTTGGAGGGCACGCCCGAGCCATACGGGAACGTGAAGGACGAGCCATCCGACTCGGCGGCGATCGCCCACGCGGCCCGGCTCGACTTCACCGGAATACGGAACGTGCCGGAGCGGTTCGGCATGGGCGTGTTCTGGAAGATCGCCGGGATGTTCCGCGCCAGTCGATACACGTCGATGTAGCTGGACGCGTACCCGGTCGGAACCCAGTTGGCTCCGGCCAGCGCGGTCCCGGTGTGCCAGAACTCATCGGCCTTCTGGCGCAGCGAGTTGAGCTGCTTGAACGCATCCGACGATTCCATGATCTGCAAATGGGTCGTCGCCAGCGTGTCGATCGACGCCTTGTTGGCCGCCCGACCCGCACGATGCAAAGCGATGCTCACGCAGTCGTCGTTCAGACGGGCGATCTCATCTTCGAGGTCGCCTTCCTTCTTCGCCATCACCAGCACGTCCTGGAGGCCCGCGCCCTTGACGGCGAGCGGCGTCCGGAACTTCTCACCGGCCATGATCTGCCGGTTCCCGGAGCCCGCTTTCTTCATGGCTTCCAGCATGGTCGCGATGTTCTTCTGTGCGTCCACGCTCTCCCGCAGGGCGGTCGTACACTCGTTGACCACCTTCATGTACTCGTCGGAGGGCGACTCTTTCCCGGACGGCGCCTCCGGCTCCTTGCCATCGACGTTCACGCCGAGGTCTCGCATCTCGGATTTCAGCTCATCAATCCGGGCGAGCTGTTCCTTGGTCAGTTCCAATTTCAGTCTCCTTTCGACTGCGGAACGGTTCCCGCCCCGAGCGTGGCCGACATCAGCACCCTCGAAGCATCCAGTACGGACGACTGTGCAGCGACCGATTGCGCGACCGCTGCTGCGGTGAGCGCCTTCAGTTGTAGCAACTGCTGCTCGTCCTTCGCGTCGTGCCCTCCGCGATTCGGTACGGGCGGGGGCTGGCGACGATTACCCAGGAACTTGAACCGCTGGTTCCCTTCGTGTCGCAGGCCCTCGGCCCAGAACTTCATTTGCTTGGCGACCGACATCTGCGCGAACGGGTTGGCCGGCATCGTGACGGCGCTGATCTCTTTCAGATCCAGCTCGCTGATGATCCAGGCATCCCGCTCCGCGTCGTAGACCTCGCCACCCTCGGGCACGTTGTACCCGATCGACATGAACAGCCCGACCCCGCCCTTCATAAACGCCCAGCGGTCGCGCCCGGAGATCGTGTCGAGGAACACATCGGGCCATGTGTAGAGGCCCACGTCATCGACCTGCGCCTTCGTGATCTCCCCCAGCGGGTCGGCCGGGTTGTGCATCCAGAAGAAATTGGGGTTCTGCATGAACTTGGGTAGCGTCTCCTCGAACGCCACGGGCCGCACGATGTCCCGCACCAGGTCCAGGTCTTTCGTGCTGGAGTACCCTTCCAGGTGGCCCCGCTCGATCCCATCGTCACCCTTCGATTCACCCAGCACCTTGCAGCTCGTGTGGATGAACAGATCGGGCACTCTCACTCGCTCGGCAAGCCCGCCTTCATTCCGCAACGGCAATTGATATCCTCCTCTGCCAGCCCGATCGCTCCGGGGTGTGGCCCTGCTCCGTCTCCGACTTGGAAGTTGTCGTCGATCCCGACCTTCTGTCCATCTGCGCTCTCGTGCGAGGGCCGCACGTCGATGTCGCGGGACGACAGCCACTCCTTCTCCTCGATTCCACCTACGCGCCACGCCTCTTTCTGCCCGGCGTTCATCAGGTACACCGATTCGGTGCGCGCGATCTGCGCGGCCTTCCACCGCTTCTCGAACTTGAACCGCTCCCGGATGGTCTTGGTGAGCGTGTCGATCGAGTCGCTGTCCGCCTGCGCCTGGAACACTAGAGCGCGTAGGGTCTCCACCTGGGTCTTCTCGATGGAGCTGACGGTGTGTGCGACACGCTCGCGGATCAGCGGGCTCAGGCCCAGGTCGTCGAGGTCGGTCGGCCCCGTGTACGCGATCTGCGCCCACTCGTGGTCGGCCACGTCCTTGAACGTCGCCTCCGACATATCCAGGAAGTCGTCGAACCACTGCTCGGCGATCGCCGCTTCCCGGGCGATGGCGTCGAGGACGTCCGCCGGGATCTCATCGGTCTTCGTGCGACCGAGCGACAGGCCCGCCGTCTTGAACCGCTGCAACGCGGCCAGCACGTTCGCCTGGTAGTCCTCCATCTTGCGCTTCACCAGCTTCATCCAGGCACGCTCGATCACCTGCTGGCGGCGGAGCACCTTCTCGCGCCATTCCTTCGCACGCGGCGAGCCGTCGTCCACGGCCTTCGTCGAGTACGGCCCGAGCCCGGAGAGTGGGACGGAGCCATCCTTCAGGACGGCGAAGCCGAACACCGGACCATCGGGGTGTCGGCAGGTCTTCCAGAGCCCCGGCTGCGTGATCCGGGTCGCCATCGTTTCCGGGAGCTGAAGGGCGTGGAACTCTCCGGGGATCAGGTCCATCGGTCCCTTGGTGTGGAACCCACGTTCCTCGCACCAGTCGAGCAGCGCGTCCGGGCTCATCTTGGAGGCCGCGTCCACATAGATCGTGGCGCCGATCAGGCCGTCCGAGAATGTGAGCGCACGCTGCCACTTCGCATCTTCGTCGTCGCGGTCGTCGGGTTCGGTCTCCTGCCCGTCGCCGCCCTCTCCGTCGCCGGCCGCCCCGTCTGGATCCTCTCGCTCGTCTCGGTCTCGCAGGGACTGCATCAGGTCGAACGGGTTGGGTCCTGGCGGCTTCGGCTCGTCCATGCCCTCGGCGTCGATGGGCTCTTTGCCGAGATCGCCGCGCACCTCGTTCGGGAAGATCACGTTGCGATCGAGGTAGACCGCGTTCACCTGGGCCTCCTGCAAGCGGTCCTTCTGCAACGCCTCCTCGCCCGAGAAGTCGTGCATGATCTCGATGTCGTCACCGTAGGACGACACGATGCTGGACGTGTTGAACGCATCGTCGTGCAGGTTGGTCATCTGCATGACGGTGCCGGTCAGGTGTCGGCGGAACTGCTCGCGCACATTGGCGAACGCTCCCGACTGCTCCAGCAGACCGACGACCGCCGGGGGACACCCGAAGGACGCGAGAACTTCCTCCCGACCCAGCTTCCACAGCTCCACGAACTCGGCGTCCTGGGGCGTGCCCCCCGACTTGTTCATCTTGGCGCCGTTCTCCAAGATCCACGGACGGTGCGCCTGGTTCATTCCCGTGCGCGCATCGAGGTCCGCTTTCAGCCGTTCGTACTCGGCGGCGTCCATGCTGCCCGGCACCTCGACCGTGGAGGACGGGCGTGCGGCGTTGGCGAAGTAGGCGTGATTCCATTGGCGGGATTTGAACAGCAGGTTCAGCGTCAGCTCCAGGCCGCGCAGCTTGGAGAGTCCGAACACGGGGTCCTCGTCGAGGATGTTCGGGTAGCCGAAGGCGACGACCTTCCACCAGGGGATGTACTGCTTCTGGATCGGGCCGTTGTACCAGTACCCGGCAATCGGGTTCTCGGGGTCGTCGGTGATGTCCACGAACACGCGTCGTGTCGGCATGACCCACATCTCGCGGGCGTTGGCCACACCCACGTTCTGGATCTCGTCTCCCTCGATCACGGCGAGCGCGGTGCCCGTGTACTCCAGTTGGTCGTACAGATGCCAGCGCAGCGACCGGCCAGCCTTGCCCAGGGCGACGCCCTTCTGCGGTCGGTTGAACAGCTCCTGTAGCGGGTGATCGGGAAGGGGCTCGTACTCGTCGTTCCCGAGCCTGCGGCGCACCACGATGGGCTGGCCCGCACCGGCTGTCGCGTTGGCTCGGATACACGCGGTGACCCAGGGGAACAGCCCGAGCGTCTTGATGAAGGCCGTGAAGTCCTGATCGTAGGCCGTGTACCCAGCGCCCTCGCGTTGCGCCGCGTGTCGGAGCTGGTCGGCGCGGACGTGCCAGATGGGATTCGACTTGCCGCGGACTAGGTTGAGCGCGGCCTGGGCGACGGGGGCGACACGGCGCCAGGCGCGGGACTTGAAGAACCGATCGGCACGCGGAGACTGGTCCGTTGGCTGACGCACGAAACTTCCTGCCATTACACTCGCCTCGCTCTCGGTGCGCGGTGCTGCCGCACACCCCAGGCCGCCAACGCTAGTGCCATTACGCAGTCGGTTTCGAGTTGGTCATCCTCCCACCGATACTCCTCCAGCTCCTTGATGAGCTGCGGGATCCTCGGAATCCGAATCGCTCCATCCTCTATCATCTTCTGGAGGTTCGACACAAGCAGCGATTTGCTCTTCGGTGTGAACACATACCCGTGGATGCGCCCGATGGGAACCCCCAAGTTGTCGATTACCGCATCGCCGATGCCCGTCTCGTCGATCCATAGTTGCGAACTGTAATCCTTCTGCCGCAGCTCGATTCGGTTCTGGATGATGGGCCACGGCTCCTTGTAGCCGCGCCAGAAGTTCACGACGGGGTGCGGTGTTATCGACCGACACAGCGTCAGGATGACGGTGCGGTCTTGCTTCTTCGCCAGGTCGCACCCGGCGACGTAGGACAGGGCCGGGTCGTACTCGACACCACCGACCGGCAGATCGTCGTCCACGATCAGCTCGACATTGGCGAACACCGCGTCCCCGAAGTCCTGGAACTGCGCCATATACTCCTGCTGGAACATCCACTCGGGCATCTCGGCCTTGGCCTCGTCGATCTCGCTCTGCTCCATGATCGGGTTCATCACCGATTGGTAGTGGTGCGAGCCCCATGTGTTCGGGTGCTTCAGCGCCATCGCGTCCAGCCGACGGAAGCCCGCGCCGGCCGCCTTGCCCACGAACAGCGCGCGCCCCTGGAGGTCGGAGAGGGTCGGGCGGATCGACGTCCACCACGTCTGCCAGTTGATGAGTTGTGTCTCGTCCACCAGGGCCAGCCGGAAGCCCTCGCCCTCGCCGGGGCTCTCCTCGTGCAGGGAGAACGCGGCGATCCTCGCGTCCCAGGTCGTCTCGATCACGCGGTTGCCGGGCGCCCACGTCGCCTTGCGGATCTGGCTCCGGCCGAATCGGGTCTGGCGGATCAGGCTGTCGTGGATCATGCCGTACAGCAGCTCGGTCTTCTTCACGTTCGGAGCGAACACGCCGATGCCCGCGTTGTCGCGGCCGCCCCCCCAGAGCTGGACCTCCACCTCGCCCTCGAAGGCCGCGGACGTGGTGCCCCCGCCTCTCCGGCCCTTCACGAGACAGCGATTCCGGCACGGGTCCAGGTGCATCCCGAGCTGGCCTGGGTGTGGCTCGTACCCACGGAACGACGCCCATCGGTTCATCATCAGAAGGCGCTTGGCCCGAACCTCTGGGTCAGTCGTCCGGGTCCACTTGCTCCGAAACGCCTCGCCCAACGGTGGGTGTGAATGGACCGTGGGCGTGGCCGCTACCGTTCCCGTTACGCTGCTCATACAACTCCAGGGGCGTCAGCCCGGCGTTGATGTTCACCTGGGCGCCTCGTCGGTCGATGGCGCCGAACAGCTCCGCTTGGAGCGCGACGATACGGCGGGCCGTCTCGACCAGGTGGTGGTTCACGCGGCCGCGGGCCATGATCTCCCCGCTGTCTGGATCCAGCGTGTCCTGGGCGTCCCGCCCGAGCTGGCCCATGGTCAGGCCGAACAATACCTCGAGGCGAGCTGCAGCTCGGTCGCGGACCTCGGTGACGTAGGGTGCCGTGGCCTTGGCCATCAGCTCCCGGATCTTCGACCAGTCCTTCCAGAGCGTGCGCTCCGAGACGGGCTCCCCGGTCTCCTCGTCCACGATCTTCTGGCGGGCGAGCTGCGTGCGCACCTGGGGCATCGAGAGCCCGCGCGAGCGTAGCGTGAACACCTCCAGGCGGCGCTTGGTGCGGGCCTCGTCCCAGCCCGATTCCATCAGCTCCTGGTAGATGTGGTCATCCATCGCCGAGCGCCTGCCGGACGAGCTTGAGGACACCCTGATCCCGTATCGACCTCACGCGGCTGGGCGGGATGCCCATGATCTCCGACACGTCCTTGGCCAGCCGCCGCTTCAGGTACAGCAGCGTCAGCACGCGCTCCTCGTGTGGCTCCAGTAATGGGTCGACCGCCGTGAAGCACAAGGGCATCAGAGGTCCTCGTTCTTGCGGAGTTCGTTTAGGCGTTCTCGAATGTCATCTTCTCGTTCGTCTGGATGTTCGCCGTAATCGTTGTCCAACTTCTCCAATTCCTCAATCGCTCCCAGCCTCTTCCCCTCGGCTACGTCGGCGTCGCGGAGGGCTGCAAAGTGGTCACAGCAGACTCCGTTGACGCATGGCAGGTAGCGTCCGTTTGGTCCATCTACCAGTTCGGTGTCCCAGAGCTTCATGAGTTCGATGAGCCGGTCGTTCGGGCTCAACGCAACCAGTTCTTTAGCATCCATCACTCAACCTCCTTCAGCCTTTCCTTCGCCATCACGGGACAAAAAAAGGGCCGGCCCCTGGCAGGAGGACCGGCCCAGTGTGTGTGCTCCAGGGAGGGGTCCCTTTCGCAGGAGGTGACGCCCAGAGCATACGCACCCAACTCCGAGCGAGTCAAGTCCCAGCGTGAAGGAACCTGAACCCCCTTCCTAGCCCTCCTCCCCTCCTCTGTTCGTGCGTCGCCCCTGCTCCACGCCCTCCAGGAACGCCCGCAGCTCTCTCTCGTTCCTGGCGACGTGGCCGCACTCACCCAGGACATCGACCAGCCGATACTCGTACTTGTACTTCGGGCTGGCCGCGATGGATGTACACGTCACCGAGAGGTCGTACCCCAGGGCTTCGCACTCCTCTCTCAGTTGGCCCTCTCGGGCCGAGGCGTGGGTACGATGGTCCTCCCGCCGGTCTTTTCGGGCCTGCTCGCTCTCGCGGTAGGGACCGAACAGACCTCGACGTGCGGACTCCGCCGCGTTCATTCCTTCACCGGTGTGGGTGCCTCCTCCACCGGCTCCTCGTCCTCGTCCTGGTGCATGGTGCCCGTGTGGATCCACGGGATCGAGGCCACGGCATCGGACATCGCCTCCGACTCGTGTGTCGTCTTCCAGCATACGCCGATGGGTTCATGGGGGTTGTTCGTCCGGTGGCTCATGAACATCCCGAGGGCCTGGACCGTCGGGAAGCGATCGCCAACGCCTTCGAGGGTGATCCCGTTCAGGTTGGGATCGACGCTCCCGCCACCCGTGTTCGCGATCAGGATGGTGCCGGGGTCGAGTCGATTCCGCAAGACGCTGGTCAGGACCAACTTACCCTCGATCCAATCGAGGTGGAACTCCTTGGCCTTCCGCGCCCCGATGACGTCCCGCAGGATCTCGTACTTGTGCGCTGGCATCCGGTGGTGGTTGTCGTCGAAGTACAGTCCGTCGAACCCGTCGTGTCCCGGGGCTCCCTTGGTCATCGTCACGCTCTCGTGGAAGGCGGCGAGTCGATGAGCCGTCTGTGCGTCCAGCCGGTAGAAGGGATACGGGTATCCGGGCACGAGGGCTTCCGTGTACAGCACGGGCTTCACCGCCGCTTGCTTCGCCTGCCAGTACGGACCGTCGTAGGTCGTCGCCTGCCAGATCGTGAGATTGTCGTAGGCGAGGAGCCTCGCCCCCGGCTTCGCGTACTCTCGAATGGCCGCGATGTACCCATCACCCAGCCCGGGGTTGCACACGATCAGGTCCATCTCGCCGAACAGAGCCTTGCGGCCTTCCGCGTCCAGTCGTGCGTGGTCGCCTTGTGCTATGAAAAATGCCTGCGTCACGGTGACACCTCCTCCGCCTAGAGCGGTCCGTGATGGTGTGGGGGGCCGGGCAGATCCCGAACCCCCCGTGTGTGCCCCCTGGTCTACTCGGGTCCCTTCAACGCGCACCCGGCCAGCCCTTCGATGGCGTCCGAGTCGAACGTGTTCACGACCTCGATTGTCCAGAATGGTCCAGCCCCCGTCTCGGTAAAGTGAACCGAGAACATGGGTTCCGCGCCCGAGACGGTAAGGATGTTCTCGGGGTGCGGGTCGAACCCGCCGATCCTGATGAGGTCATCGGTTGGGTGTTGCTGGCCTCCGAACGCGGCCCACCGATGTAGCGGCGAGCCCGGGGGCGACCAGATGTGCGCGAACTCCAGGCCGACCACCCGCAGCTCGACACCGAACTGACGAACCTTCTCGCCGTCCAGCTCCCGAGCGTAGAAGTCGGCCACGATGTGCCCGTCCGAGGCGATGCCCCACACAGGGCAGAAGGACGCCGCCGGCACCTTGTCCTCGGTGTCGACGCACCCAGCGAGCAGCACCAGGGCGACCAGCAGCGCGACAATTGGCGCTCCGATGAACAGAAGCCAGCGACCCAGCTCCCGGTACGATCCGAACACGCCAGGTTTCTGATCCATGCCTCTCCTCCAGTCCCCTCCCTTTCGTGCCCGTTGCCGCCGGGGAGGGTATCGGCGACCCAGGGGATGCCCTGTCATCGGAACAGTCCTTTCTGCGGCTGGAGCTTCACCGCGGCGTCGTGCTCCAGATGGTGCTTCCGACAGAACCACCGCACCATAAGCGGGTGGGTGTAGTCGTCGTGGTGCATCTCGACGTTCGTGCTCCCGCAGACCTCACACGGCTGGGGAACCAGATCGCCACGTTTCTTCGCGGCACCGGCGAGCCGACGTGCCCGGATCTTCAGCTTGTTCTCTGGCTTCGAGCAGTAGTCCCGGAACCACTCTGCGTGGCACTCGTAACAGTTCGTCTTGCCCGGCCTGCGTGGGTTCTTCCCGCAGGTGTGGCACGGCCAGGTGCTACTCGGTCCCTTCCTGCCGTTCCCCTTCATCTGCCCCCTCCCACGTGCAGCTGCACGCTCTGTGTACCCATTTGGTGGGTGCGTAGTATTCGGGCGCACCATCCTCGTCCACGACGCGGTAGCAGTCGGACAGCGTGAAGTGGAGCACGAAGTCCTTTCCCTCGTTGCTGGCGTCGCGCGTGAACACCAGCTCGTGGTGCTCCCCGCCGTTCAGCGCGGTGGCGACCACGATCCGATGGGCCGGCGCGGTGTCCACCGGCACCTTCCTCTCGAACGTCTTGGATTGTAGCGGCCCTGCCAGAAGCCGATACCGGATCACACGTTCCTCGGTCTTGGTGTTGTTCACCATCGTCACTCCTGTGGGTTGTACTGCCGATGTCGCAAGGGCTTGCGCGATTGGTGCTCCTCCAGCTCCCGCTCGACTGCGGACGCCCGGAGCTCCGCGCGCCGCATCGGTACGGTGCGCCGGAGGTACGTCAGGGGAAGGTCCTTGGTCTTCCCACCCTCTCGTTCCCGCAGGAGTCGCTGCACGAGGTCGTCCAGCGCCACGGCCGCCGCGACGTCCTGGGTGTACTCGTGCACCAGACGCTCGACCCGTGGATCCCACGCGGGAAGCCCGGCGAGCCGACCGACCCCAGCGGCGAGCCGTTCGGGGTCGATACGTCTTCCTTCCCCTACGGCCGCCAGCGCCCCAGCGGTATCTGGCCCCTGGAAACCGGCCTCTGCCCCGCTTTCGAGGGGTGTAGAGGCCGATGTTTCGCTTGGGCTGCGTAGACCACCCAAGACGCTGTTGACCACCCCTGCCAGTGGGGTCACCGGGGGATCGGACCCTCGATCGCTCTCGCCCCGGTCTACGCAGACGAGAGCAGGGTTCCCGCCCTGGGGTTCGCCAGAGGGTTGTTCTTCGGGGTCTTCGGGGGGGTCTCGCGCCGTCTCTCGCCCCGCGCCGGGGGCCACTACCCTTTTCGTTCCATTCCCTTCCTTTACGTTAGCACGCGCACCCGTGGCGCTCTTGCGTTGGTTGCGCGTCGCACTTGCGTCGGGAGCGTCCGGGGGTGGTCCGAAGACCGATGGGCGCTCCCCGTTGTAGCGTGCCGACCCAGGGCGAACCCCGGGCTGGTGGTCGTGGTGCTTGAGGACCTGAATCGCGTGCCGTCCCTCGTCGTCTTGGTAGGCGAGCCAGAGGCCGGCACCTTCCAGTTCCTTGGTCATCTTCTGGACGTCGGCCGCGGTCCAGTCCCGCATCGGATAGCACAGAGCCCGGAGCTTGCGTGCCTCTCCAGGGAGCCTGCCGTCCCGATCTGTGAACGGGATGGCCTTCAGGTAGGCCAGCTCCGTTCGCTCGGGAAGCTCATTCAACCTCAGGCTCGTCGCCACCTCTCGTCCCAGCAGTCGGTGCGCTGCCATCATCACCTCGAACCCTGCGGGGCCTCCCAGTCGGAGGCCGTGTTACGGGCGGGAACCGCCGCCCGGCGTTGTGCGCTCTCTCCAGACGTGCGCACTCTCGGTCAACTCCCTCCTCGATCACCTCTCGAATGCTTGGCGACTGGTCGCCGTAGACTCCGATGTCCCTACACCCCGCGATCACCGCCGCGAGTCTCCTCCACGTCCGTCTACCGAACCGCGCCATGTAGGCGTGTCGTTGCACCTCGTGTCACCTCCTCTGACGGGAGCGTCCATCTTAGGACGCCCCCGCCGTAACGGCTATCGTTTCCGTGTGTGCAGGAATCGCCTGCACGCGTCCAGACCGAATCCTCCAGTGGTCAGTCCTCCCGTTCTGTGCTAGCCGCACCACCCACGTCGCCGACCGGCGGCGAGGCGTTGTCGGGCATCTGGAAGACCTCCCCGATGGATTGGAACCCGGCGCCGATCGACTGCACCAGGTGTCGGAGGTTCGCCACGTCTTCCGCGCGGACTTCCTCGAACCCCGACTTGCCCATCAGCCGACAGACCATCTCCTCGGTGACGCCGCGCTCCGAGAAGAACCCGAGCACACGTCCCCAGGTCTCCGCGATGCCCTCCTCCTGAATCATCTCCTTGTGAATCGCCAGCCCAGTCTCGTACACGGGCTGGATCACATGGCGGGGGATTCCTTTCAGCACAGCGTTCCGGTGCATCTTGCTCGCGTTCCGTTCGACCTCCTGCCAGTAGTCATCCTGGCTAATGTGGTAGCTGGACCCGTCCCGCTTCTTGCGGAACCGGCTCACGATGCGCTGGCGCACGACCATGCGGACGTTGACCAGATCGAGGAAGAACCCCTCGACCGTGGCCTCCCCGTTGTCGTCGCCGCTCGGGAACACGCGTGCGCCCTCCACGCAATACTTCCACTCGCCCGCGACCCACAGCGCCAGGTTCACGGACGGTCCGCGCACCCAGGAGATCGGACACGCGCAGTTCTTGCGAGCGGCCCACGGTCGCTTCTTGCAGTCGTCCGTGTGCGTCTTGAACGGGATCGAGTACGCCGACTTGGCCGCGGCCTCCGGGTGGGCGCGCAGACCGTCGATCGACCGCTGGATCACCTCGCGGTCGTCCCGGGTCTTGCCCATCGCCAGTGTGGCCATCGCCTCGTAGGTCACCCGCAGGGTCGCCATCGACGAACTACCCGCCTGCAGGTACTGCGGCTTCGGTGGTTCTGCCAGTACCGGAATCGACGGAGCGTCATTCTCGCCCGTCATGTCTTCGTGCGTGCTCATCGTCACCTCGCGTGGGAATCGGCGCGCCGGTTGTAGAACCGGCAGTCGCCTGTGAACGGACACCACTTCTGCGAGCAGAACCAATCGCGCCCGGTCGTCGCCGGGGGCGTCGGTATGCCCGCCTTTCGCATCGCGACCACGCGACCCATCGCCTCCAGCACGCGGGCCTCGTCGTCTTCCTCCACGGTGACCAACGGCAGACCCTCCTGCACGTAGGTCTTCGGCGCGGTGTTCTTCCCTCCCTTCGTGCTGACCAGCACATCGAGTCGCGCCGCGTCCGGGCGCTTCCCAGTCTTCAGCCGGTACAGGATCGCCTGGATCACAAGCTGGAACGAGCCGTACACCTCGAAGGCCGACTTCTTGCTCTTGCTCGTTTTCATGTCGCGGATCACCGTCATGCCACTCGGCCCAGGGCTCGGTCGATCCACGAGGTCGAGGATGCCCCGCAGGTGTTGGTCGCCCAGGATGGACAGCGGGTGTTCGCTCGTGTAGTCCTCCTCCACCTCGATGGGTGTTACCTCGGGCACGATCTTCTCGACGTGCAGCGCAGAGAGTCGGACGGCCCGATCGTGTTCCTTCCCGAGTACGACCGACGAGCCCTCCTCCTGCTCCGCGCCGGAGAACCGAACGCCGTTCTTGTCGAGAGCTTCGGACCACGCGGCGTCAGCCAGCGCCATCGTCTCCTCGGTACCGCACGGGCGCGCCGCTTCGGACTTCTTCGCCCGCAGGTTGATGCACGCCACGCGGTGCACGACGCTACCGCGCACCAGCTCGGGTGTCGGGGGCTCTCCCCGCTCGTTCAGCACGTACTTCCGATACGCGGCCTCGCCGCAGTTCCGCCACGAGTTGTACTCCGACACGCTGACGATATTACGCTCAGTCATCGCGCACCTCGACCGTCTGCTCGGACACCTTGGGACGGTCGCTGGCTCCGATCAGGTACTCGACGTCCAGCACAGCACCGTGGACGAGGTTGTCGAACGTGCATTCCTCGACGCGGTCCGGGAGCATACCCATCGCCGACCGACCCTCCAGCGCCAGATGCGCCACGATCATCGTGCGCGTGGCCCTGCCCCATTCCTCGGCGCGCAGCTCCGCTCGGTTCGACGTCAAGTGAACGAGCAGGATTCCACGACCGTATCCCGCGCGGCGTAGCAACCAGTCGGCGGGCGTGCGCGTGTCGCCAACCATCTGCACCGCGAGCGCCGGGATGAACGTCCCGGAGTCGCGAATCTCAATCAGCTTCGCTCTAACCATCGTGTGCCCCCTCCCGTTCGACGGCTTCGATGGCCGCCTTGTAATCCATCACCGGACCCAGGACGGCGTTCGCCACCGCAGTTTCAATCGTCCCGTTCGGCGCCATGATGTCGAACGCCGTCGCCGCACGCAGAACACGCGCGGCCGCTCGCTTCATGTCGCAGCGGAGACGGGCGTGGTGCATCTTCAGGGCAATCTCGTGTTGCAGCGCCGAGGGCCACGGGGTTGCGTTCCACCCCGCTGCCCGCTTCATCAAGTCGCCGCACAACGCGATTCCCTTTCCGGGGTTGGTCGGGTCGTACAGCGGCACACCGGATGGTGTCTGGCCGGTCGCGGGATCGTGTCTCACGGCGACACCTCCCCGCCCTCTTTCGTGCGGTAGTCCATGCCCGGCTTCTTCTTCTGCGGAAAGAAGTACCCGCACTCGGGACAGGACTCGGGGAGCTTGGCGCGAGACATCTTCGCCTCGTAGTACCCACACCCACACGTCACTCGCACGTCGCCGTCGTCTTGCGGCACCACCAGCGACCACTTGGCCACCGGCCGGTATCCCTTCGGTACGTCTGCCATCTGTCACCTCCAAATGCGGGGGCGAGCCGAAGCCCGCCCCCTGTGTGTGTGGCCCTACCAGATCGCTCGGGAGAGCCCGGCCCAGAGCAAGGCGCCCCAGACCACTACGTTGACGACGACCCAGACCGCCGTCTCCCTTCGACGCCGACGCCGCTCTCGCTGCCAGGCATCCGAGCGGCAGGCGTTCCCTCTCCAGATCACCACGGCTGCGGGATCTGGTCGCACGGTCACGCGGTTACCAACTTGCTGGCCGCGCTGTACGCCCGCGCCTTCTCGCCAGCACGCTTGCCCATCACCAGGGACTCGTCTGCCCCTCGGCCCTCGCGCCAGTCGGACACCTCGGTCACCGCGTTGTACGCTGCCCAGGCCGTCCCTCTCATGTTGGCGGGCTCGAAGACCTCGAACCTTTCGCGCGAGGCTTCCATCAGAGCCGCGACCGTCTGCACCTTCCGTTCGTACTTCTCCTCCTCCTTCTGGAGACCCATCAGCAGGTCCGGCGTCATCGCCTGCTTGAACGTCTCCGCTTCGGTACTCGACAACGTCTGCTTGAGAAGTCTGAGCTTGGCCGGAAGTGCTGGCTCCGGGAACGCCGCGCGGAAGATGATGCCCGCCTCCTTCTCTGTGATGTGGTATCCGGCGAACGACTCGAACACCTCCTTGGTCTTGTTCCGCACGCTCTCGAACTGCATGGCCAGGTCCGCCGCCAGCTTGATCCGCTGGAGCGCGTCCGGTGTGTGCGGGATGGACAGGTTGATCGTGGCTTGGTTCTCCGCGACCGTGTTCGTGTTCCAGCAGACGACCCGGATCGGCGAGTGGAAGACCTTGTGTCCGACACCGGGGGTGAGAGAGAAGTTCGCCGCGAAGTAGGAACGCATCTCGTCGCCCTTCACGGCCCAGTCTGGCGCGCGGAAGCAGAGGAACATCAGGCCCCCCTGCTTGAGCAGGCCCGCCGTCTCGATCGGATACGCCATTCCGTCGAGGGCTCCGGCGAGCTGCTTGTACGACGCGGCCGTCCATCGGTCGCCAGTCGTTCCAAGCTCCAGCCACTTGTCGTCGTCCGGCAGCGGCCGGCGCACGATGACGCTCTGCGCCGACTTGCTCTCGACGTGAATGCCGTTCTCGTTCCGCCGGTAGTACAGCGGGTACTTCTCGACGTGAACGTCACCGGCCACCTCGACCGCTGCCTCGGTCGCGGTGATGGTCTCGTCAGGCGCCCAGGTCTTGCGAGCGATGTTGTGCCAGCCAGGAGCGTTGCGGTGGGCGAACCTGTCGCCCAGGATCATGTGTGCCATTGTGTGTCACCTCGGCGGGGCTGAGTGGAAAGCGAGAGGCGCGACCACCCCGCTGGGAATCGCGCCGCTCGTGTTCACTTGATGAGATCCGGTCGAAGCGTGCGGGCCGCGCGTGTCGCGGGCACGCCGTGTGCGCGGATCACTACGATGGCGGGGGAGTACCCGTCGTGGTTCACGAGGTCGTGTCGCACCTCATCGACGGTCCCGCCGGTGTAGAAGACGCGATCGACCCACCGACCGCGCAGGTACACGTCATACGATCGCTGGCGTGCCACCGTCGCCTCCCTCCTCGAATCGGACGGCCACCAGCACGTTCACCCGAGACGTGGCGCGCTTCAACTCGGACGGGATCGTCTCGGCCGACCACCGCTCCACCTTGGCCTCCAATCCCATGGGCGCCTCGTGTCGGATGTGTACGAGCTTCACCGGCTCGGTAACACCCGACCACATCGCGATGCGCACCACGTCGCCCTTCGCGGGCCAGTGCGGACTCGTTCCAGAACCAACATCGGTCTTAGCCATTGTCGGACCCCTCCAGGTTTACGATCTCCGTCATCACGTCGTGGTAGAAGTCCCGACGCTCGCCAGTGCGGGCGCGGTCGATCCGGCGGCGTGTCTTCCCGCGCGCCTTCCGACCGTAGCGTCGGAGCATGATCGCGGCGGCCTGCTCGGCCGTCGTCAGGTCTCCGATCCGATCGCTGTCGGTCTCGGCGAGAAGGGATGCGACCTTCTCGTTGCCCTCGCGGTAGACCCCGGCGGGTGTGTCCTCCCACCGCCAGGACGATACTACCGTATGTCCCCAGTCGTCCGCCCTCCACTCGACGCGGTTGTCGCCCAGGACCTTCTGCACGACACCCTGCCGGTCGCCCGCGAGGTTGTGCACCGTCCAGCCGCCCACGGGTCGGATCGTCTGTGTGTCACTCGGGCGCGGCACGGTCCACCTCCAGCTCGATGAACTCCGAACGGTGGCTCGCCACCCAGCGCAAGATGAGATCCCGCGCCGAACAACTGGCGCCCTTGTCGGAGCAGTTGTTGGCGATGCGCCGACTCAGGTACCCGTAGAACTCGAACAGCAACCGTCGGTCGCCCGCGTCGTCGATGTAGCCCATCCGGGCCAGGATGGTAGCTCCGTCCCAGCGGTCGCCCGCGTCGTCCTGGGCGATCTCCTTTCCCGTCCGCGTGTCTTCCATGTCACCCACCCCATCCGATTGCTTCGGCCACGTGCCCCGGAAGGTAGCCAATCTGCGTACCTTCCGAGAGGTACACAACGGTCTCGCCCTTCGGCGACTCCACGACGTGTGCGTCCGTCACGCTGTGCTCGAAGGCCCACCGTGGTTGCTCTGCCAGGCGCACCTCCACGTCGTCGTCCAGTTCCTCGATCGCTTCCCGCAGCTCGCCGACGGTTAGCATGACGCCGCTCCCTTCTGGTGTTCCGCAGCACGCTGGCGACTGGCGTGGGTCGAGTAGAGACGCGAGAGCGCCCACGCCGATTCGATCAACTGCTCCCAGCAGTCCGAAGTGTGCGGCGGGCCGTTCCAACCTCCGAGCCCAAGCAGCTCGGCGAACTCGTTGATCAGATCGAGCGGGTCGCAGAACCACTCGCACTCCGTCGTGACGTCGGCGACGGCTTCCGAGATCAGTGTGTCCTGCTCGTCGAAGTCCGACGGCTTGGCCATCTCGCGATCGGCGAACGTCTGCGCCAGCGAGTCCGTGGTTGCTACGATCAGGTCTTCCAGCACAGCGATACGATGAGCTTGGCGTTCCATGTTGGTGCACCTCGTTCTGAGGTTCCGAAGTAGGGGGGGCGACGTGCTGCCGCCCCCCGGGAATATTTCGTGGAATATTTCGCGGGCGCATCTGTGACGCTCCGGCACGGGTACGATCGCAATGGGCGCGGCGCCTGGGGCGCCCGCTCGTCTCCGTCCGGGATTCTGTCGTGGTCGTGCCGCGTCCGTCTGGTGGTGCGAGCAACCGGCTACTACCCTACCGGCCGCGTCCGCGGTCAGGCGGGTCTGGGGCTCTCGGGGTTGGTGGGTCGCGTCGGCCGTCGGGTCGTCTCGGGCACGCAAGCTCCAGCGCAGCGTCGGCGCTGGAGCGTTCACGATCGGTATGGGGCCGGTGGGCTAGCCTTCGATCCAGGTCATCGGGAGAGCGACCGACGCGGGTGTACCGATCCCGCCGTTGGTCTCCGACTCTGCACCCACCATCGAGATCCCAGCGTGTTCGACCTTCGTGCCCCGCTCTCGACTCGCGCCGTCACGGACCTGCACGAAGCTGGCTCGCTGGATCTTCTCTCGCGTCCCGCTCGAAGCGGGCTGGCATCTTCCGGTGTGTGCGTCGGGTTTCGTCATCGCTCTCTCTCGCCGGTTTGTCGAGCCCGGGGAATCTCCTCTCGTCTGGGGTTCGTTCGCCATCTCTCGTCTCTCTCTCGTCTTTTCTACTGGTGGAGCTAAAGCGTAATCCTTTCCAGGATCGCTGTACAGGGGCCGTAGGGCGGTTGTAGCCCGTATTCGGCGTGGTTCGAGAGTCGAGATTGGTGGCCGTAGAGAGAGACGAGAGAGCGAGGGGCCGTCCCCAGGGGCACGGGGGGCGGCGCGCGCGCCCCAGGGGCAGAGGGGGGGCGGGGACCCGTGGGCACGAAACGGGCGACCCCGAACACACAACCCGAGAGTTCGTGTGCCCCGGCGACGGTACCGACCCCCCCGGCTACGTCAGAACGGGAGGTTGGCCAGCGGCCGGGCGTTGAGCGCCGGAGCCGCGAACCGCGCGAGCCCGAGCGCCTTGTCCACCCAGTCCGTCGAGTTGGACACAGCGGCGATCGCGGTGTCGGCCAGCAGCTCCAGCGTTCCGGTGAACGGCGTCGCCGCGTCCATGAACGTGAGCACCAGCTCCTTCGCCGCGTCCTCGATCGGCACGCCTTCCCATTGGCGACCCGGATCGACGGCGCCCTCCTCGACCGAGCTGGCCTCGGCCAGAACCTGCGTGAAGTCGATGATCTCACCCACCGTCAGTTGCTTGAACTCTGCCCACTTCATGCCCTACTCCTTCCGTCCGCCGTTTCGGATTACGGTCGGGAGGCGCGTGGCGGACTTCGCACCAGCCAGACCCAACTCGGCATACGCCGCGAGCGTGAGGCCCTCTTTCAGCGTCGCCATCGACACGTCGGCCGCGAGCGCAGAGGTGATGGCCGTACCGACAATCGCGTTCACCGCCGGGCCTACGGCCTTGTGGTCGATCTTGGTCTTGTTCTTCTTCCACCAGCCCAAGGCCCACATCCCGGCCAGGGGCAGAAGGGTCTCCAACATCAGCCAGCTCCTTTCTTGCGCCACACGAACACGGCGCGGAGGATCAGCAGGACGAAGCCCGCCACCGCAAAGAACGCGAACCACACCATCGGGTCGCCCTCGGCCAGCCGGTCCCAGGTACCGAAGAACAGATCCACGGCCTTCTCGGTCATCGACTGTGCCGTTTCCCCAGCGACTTCCGCCGTCTGCTCGACGGCCTGCGCCGCCTGATCGACAGGTCCACCCATCACACAACTCCCGTTCAGAGGTCGGCGAGGTGCCGGAGCATCACCCCAACATAGTCCAGCGTGACGGTCTGCTCGGCGTCGGTCAATGCCTCGACCGGGCACGGGTGCGCCTCGACCATCGCGCCGTCGAGCCCAGCAGCCTTGGCCGCGAGCGTCAGGGGCAGCACCAGCGCCGAGATCCCCGTGGCGTGCGACGGGTCCACGATCACCGAGACGGAGCCCAGCGCCCTCGCCAGGATCGCTCCGGGCAGGTCGAGCTGGTTCCGTAGGCACGGGTCGAACCCCACCACGCCTCGCTCGCAGAGCGTCACCGGGACGTCCCCCAGGTAGTCGGACGCACCCAGCCACTCCTCGACCGTGGCGCCCGGCGCCCGCTTCAGAAGGACCGGCCTACCGAACTCCCGTGCCGCCTCGAGGAGCGCATAGTTCTGGCCGTTCCGCGCTCCGATCTGCACCACGTCCACGAAGGTCTGGACGCCAGGGTCGTCGAAGTGCCGGGGGTCCAGGATCTCCACGACGGTGCGCTGCTGGTTCTCGTGTGCGGCCTCGCCCAGCCAGGTCACCGCGTCGAACCCGTGGCCCCTCCAGGACGAGGCGAACGTCCGCGGCTTCCAGCACCCACCCCGGACGTACAGAATCCCGTACTCGGAGAGCCCGGCACACGTCACCCTGGCGTGCTCCTCGCTCTCGACCGAGCAGGGTCCGGCGATGAGCTGGAACCCGTGCCCGCGAATGGCGGGCTCCCGTATCGGCAGGCGCCCCAACCCGACATCGGCTCCGACGAGCGTGCGCACCCGTCGCAGGATCGGGAGCCAGACGTCCTCTGAGCCCAGCTCCGCCTCCCTGTGTGGGTCGTAGGGTGCCCCGGTCTTCTCCCGGATCACCTTGGCCGCCAGCACATCCCGCGTGGCGATCAGGTCGTCGATCTCTTCCGTCAGCTCGTTCAATTGCTCTCGGCTCATAACGGTGCCTCCGCCAGCCAGCCCGCGAACGGCCCGTGTGTCCAGATCCGTTCCACGGTAGTGAAGCCCGCCTCCGACAGAAGGCGCGCGTTCTCCCCCACGGTGAGCGGCGTCATCACGCCGCGCAAGCTCCGGTCCTTCCCCCACACCTCGGCCGGTGTGAAGCCGTTCCGGCCTTTCAGCTCGTGGTGGAACTGCCGGATGCTCTCGGCGACCCGGGGAGAGTCGGGCCACGCCTTCTCGAACAGGAACAGCGCCCCGCCTGGAAGCAGACCGCGCCGTACCGACTCCAGCACAGCCCGCCGTCGATCGAGGCGCACGAACTGGAGCGTGAACAGCGAGATCACGAGGCACGCGTCCGGGAACTCCTGCCGCTCGTCCAGGTCGCTCTGGAGGATGGTCGCCTCCGGGACCTTCTGACGGGCGCGGGTACACATCGGGGCGCTGGCGTCGAGCCCGACCAGCCGACACGTCTCTGCGTGGCGCTGGAGGCGCTGGAGGGTCGTTCCTGTAGCGCACCCCAGGTCGTAGATGACGCCCCCCTCCGCGCTGTAGAAGTCGGAGAGGATCGACACGAGGGTCTGCACGTCGTCGTACCCGGGCACGCTCGCGCCCACGTGCTCGTCGAACTTCCCGGCCACCTTCTCGTCGAACCGGAAGTCCCCGCGTTCCGCGTCGATCCCGTCACCGACCTTCATCTAGCACTCCCCGTATGCCGAGTGCCAACGCCTTCATCACCGGCGGGCACACCGCGCGGCCCAGGCGCTCGAACTTCTGTGGGCACGTCCCCACCAGCTTGAAGTCGTCCGGGAACCCGAACAGCCGTCGGAGCTCCAGCAGCGTGAACTTCCTCGTGCCGCACGGGGCGATCACGCCAGCCGAGCCAGGGTTGATGACGCCCACCTGGGTGATGGTCGGGCAGGGCTGGCCAGGGTGCGCGACCCGCAAGTTGTGTCGCTTCCACGACTTCTCACCCGGGACCAGGGCCTCGGCGTGCCCACGGATCTTGTAGCCCTCCAGGGACACGGGGCACTCGTCCAGATCCGGGGGCAGGTCTCCGTCCAGCAGCCAGGGAAGGTGCTCCCCGATCGTGGCGCGCTCCGGGAGCGGCGCCGGCCAGGGACACGCCGTCACACCCAGGTCGTCGCGGAAGCCCATGATGAACAGGCGCACGCGGGCCTGCGGGACACCCAGCCAGCTCGCGTCGATCAGACGGGACTCGACGTGGTAGCCGTCCGCCAGGTCGCGCATCAGGTTCTTGAACACACCGAGGGACTTCCCACGGGTCAGGGATGGCACGTTCTCCATGACGAAGGCGCGGGGCTGGACGCCCTTCACGATCCGCACGTACTCGCCGAGCAGATCGTCGGTGCGCTGCTTCACGCCGTCGGAGTAGTGCTTGGGCTTCCCCCAGCCCTTGGAGAGCTTGCCCGAGGTCGAGTAGGACGAACACGGGGGCGAGCCCTCGATGACGTCCGTCTCGGGAATGTCCTCGGCCTTCACCTCGCGGATGTCGCGCTCGTCGATCGGCACGTTCGGATGGTTGGCCGCGTAGGTCAGGCGGGCGGACGGGATGAACTCGTTTGCGTACACGACCTCATACCCTGCCTGCTCGAAGCCGAGGCACGAGCCCCCGCATCCCGAGAAGAAGGAGGCGACCTTCATCGCGCCGAACCGGACCACTCGTGCCCACACTTCGGACAGCAGTACGGAGCCTCGCCCCCGGCCGGGTCGGGGAACTCACCCACGTCCGCACCAGAGAGCGCCGGGAAGATCTGCGCCTGGTCCTCGTCGGTGAACCCGAAGTGCGCCACGTCGATGTCGGGAAGCGCCAGCAGCTCCCGCGCCGCGACCTCGTTCCACGACGACAGCTCGGCCGTCCGGTTGTCGGCCAGGCCGTAGCGGACGGCACGCAGCTCGTCCTCGTCCATGACGGTCGCCGCAACCTGCTTCCAGCCCAGGCGCTTCGCCGCCGTCACCATGCCGTTGCCCGCGTGTACGACCATGCCCGACTTGCGGACCACGATCGCTTTGCGCTGGCCGAACTCCTTGAGGGAATTCTCGATCACCGCGATGGAACGCTCCGAGTGCTCACGGGCGTTCGCGGGGTCCAGCGTCAGGTCGTCGATGTCAATGGCCACGACGTCCAGAGCGTGTAGGTGGTTCGTGCCCGTCGCCTTCTTCACCATGTGCCCGTCTCCATTCGGTTCGCGAGGGTGTTCATGCGCCCCCGCGTCTTGGGATCTCTCCACACGCGAGAGTCGCGCATCTCTGCGGCTGCCCTCGGCCAATCGGAATGCCGCACCGCATTCCACATTTTCACGAACCGAAGGCAGCCACCGACACCCAGCCAGAACGCCATCTCCAGCAGAACGTCTTTTCGTACCGGACCAGCCTCTTCCCACCCCCGCACGTTCCGAAGGCGCCCGGCCTTCTCTGCGATCTCGGCGACGAGCAGCAGCTCGGCTACCTCGTCCGAGATTTCCAAACGGTCGTCCAGTAGGCACCCGTGCCCGATGGTCAGCTTCTCTTTGTGGTCCCGGTAAGCGATGTGCAGCTTGCCGGAGCGCACCACACCCTCGTGTGCCACGATCGACTCGATCAGATTCATGTGCCCCCCTTCCCAGTTGACTTCACGGCCTGGGCCAGCTCCTCGATGGCGTGCGCCAGGTCCGTGATGCGCTCCTCCAGCGACTTGCGAATGTACCAAGCGAACACACCGTCATCGTCCCGAACGTCGTGCCACTTGTGCAGGTCGCGTACTTGCTGGGCCACGAGCTGGATGTCCTTCGCGTGTGTCCGTCGGAATACTGCCGAGTCGTGAACGTCGGTGGCGATGCGAATCACGATGCCGAGGATCACGCCGCCCACGGTTAGAATCAAACCCAGGGCCAAGCCCTGCCACGCCGGACCGTCCATCGCCTACGCGGCCTCGCCGAGCGCGTGCACCACCATCGGCCGGCGGCGGCCGTGCGCGGCGACGGACCCACCCTCCAGCACGCCACGCGGATACAGCTCGATCATCCAGTGCGCCGCACCCGAGACGGTCGGCACCACGGCGGCGTTGTCGCTTCGGAGCAAGTTGTAGTAGAAGGACCCGCCCTCCATATCGGTCGTCAGCACACCGTCGGTGTAGGACGGGCCGCTACGATTCGCCGACGTGAAGCGGGACGGGTCGGCCTCGTCCGCGGCCATCACCTCGATCCACGGGAGTGTCCCGGCCGCGAACAGGCTAGTCCCGCCCGGCTCTCCCGTGTCGGTCAGGTGAACGCGCGACCGGCTATCCGACAGCTCTCCCAGGACGTGCACCTTCGCCAGCTCGTTGTAGTTGGCCGTCCCAGCCGTCTGTAACGTCCACAGCGCATCGAGCCCGTCGTGTGTCACCGTCACCGTCGAGCCCGAATCCCGAAGCCCGAGGGCATACATATAGCAAGCCATCGACCCACCTGGAGCCCCAGGCCCGAGCGCCACAGTCGCCACGGGCTCGAACGGAGTCCCCAGGTCGTACCCGGTCACCACGATAGAGTGGCCGTACTTCTGGTGCATCGAATGCCACGGCGGGACCGGCACACCCACGACAAAGTAGTCGTGCTGCCCCTGGCCGTAGCTGGATGCGGCCCAGTCTGCGGCGGTGGCGGGCGTGACGTTCCGCGCGATGTGCCTCATCATGCGCCACATCGAAACTCCCGCTGACGCTGCATTCGAGTCGAGGACTTGGTTGGTGCCACCAGCATCGACGAGGCGTGTCTGGTGTGTCGTACCGAACGTGATCTGCGTACCGCTGTTCAGTATCCCCGACACCATCTGACGTTGGTTCAGGATGTCGCGGTCGCTCGCCGTCATGAACGAGTGCCCGCCCCAGCCGTTCTGCAAGGCCCAGTCGCCCCAGCCGCCCGCGACATTCAGGTCGGCGGCCGGGGTCTCGCTGCACCCGTTCGAGATCATGCTGACGGCGACGTGTGCGCCGACATCGGCGGGGTCGTTCGAGGTGATCTGAACCTCCATCACCCAGTGCGGCACGGGACTCGTGGCGGGCTTGAACGAGACGTCACACGCGGCGTAGTAAGTGAACTCGGGCGGGATCGCCCGAATCTCGGACCACCGACTGAACACCGACGTACCCATGCGCCCAATCGCGTCCTCATCTATCGGGGTGCCCGTGTAGGTGCCGGTGGCATCGAACAGCACCGTGGTCATCGGAGGGATGGCCGGATCGACGAACGGGATGTTGTTCGCGTCGATTAGCGGGAAGCGATGGGTGACGTTGACCTCCAGGGACGCTCGGAAGTCCACCCACCGCGACTGGTCCAGATGGAACTGCGTACCGATCGCGTTGACCGTTGGGCGCGCCCACTCCACGATCGGCACACCGAAGTACCCGGGCGGGTCGCCTGGAACGCCCGACGCGAGCGGGTGAACGGAGGCCGACTGGGTCGTCTTGCTTCGCGCGCGCCGCATGGGCGACAGGGAGTGCATCGCGCCGGTCATAGCATAATCTCCGTTCCGTCGGCCCAGGTCGTCGAGGCCCACTGGAACCAATCGTCCTTTTCGAGAATGGCGTCCCTGTGTGGCTCGCGGCGAGCTTCGAGGATGACGCCCTTCGGTGTCCAGGTCTTACTGGAGATCCGGTACAGAGCATCGTGGTCGCCGTCGTTCGGATTGACGATGCGCGCCACGTCGTACAGTTGCGGCTGTAGGCCCCACCACCCGTGAGGTCTGATCCGCACGACCTCGGTCGCGTCTGGATCCACCGACTCGTACACGAGCCGCGCCATCCAGTTCGCTTGACGCGCCGTGGCGATGAAGGGCGCGTACACGTTCGCCGGACGAGGAGCGCCGAGTTGTGTCTCCCGCGTGGCGTCTCGGTACTTGATGCTCACGCCCTGGTAGTGAACATTCGCCTCCGAGATTGCGAGCCCGCGATCTGTGCGAGTCGTGAAGTCCGCACAGTTCGTCTTGTTGTACGGACCCATGATCGTGTCGGGTTCACGGGTGTACGGCCCACAGGTTCGAGGCAGCAGCGGGGAGTGGATCTTTATCAGACCCGACTCGTCGGGCACGATGTAGCCGAGCGCCGAGCGACCACAGTTGAACACGAACGGTGCGATCGGTTCGTCCTGCTGGAGCCTCCCGTAGCACGGCCACCCGATCGCGGTGAGGATGTTGGTCAGGTACGTCCAGCTTCCGGCCAGGTCTACGTCACCAACCGGGATCGCCGTGTTGGCCAGCAGGAAGGTTAGAAGCTGGGTCAGGATGGCCGTGTTCGGCTGGATGGAGAACTCGGTCGGCGACGGCATCCCGTACAGAAGGCTGATGGCGTCGTGTGCCTTGAAGGTCGCGTAGGCCCCGGCGCTCGTAAGGGAATCGACGTACCCTCCGAAGATCGGAAACCAGAACGGGTCGGCACCGCTGCGCGGAACGCCCTGCTCGAACTCCAGCTTGCTGTCGAGGTCGGGCCGCGTACCACGTCCGCGCAGAAACGAGTTGACCCCGTGCTGGCTGAAGAACCCATCGTCATTCCGAACGCGGAACGACATCCCGGTCGGGTCCACGTCTCCCAGGAACGGCGCCAGCGACCTGCGGTGTGTGCCGATCCCCTTGACGTCCAGCCGGTCGGTGATGAGAACGGTCGAGCCGTCGGTCAGCGTCCACCGAAGGCGAAACAGGGTCTTGCAGGAAGACGACCGCAGCGATGCGACAACATCGTCCGGCGCCCAAATCATCGCATCAGCACCAGGCCGGAGTCTTCGCTGTTACCCTCCAGCAGTTGTGCGTCGATGAGCCACTGCCCGGGGTTCGACTTGGAGCGACGGGTCTCCTGCAACGACTGGAACCAGAACTGCCGACCGGCCAGCTCGCGGTGCAGCTCAATCCAATGGGACTGTGTGAATCGCTCGTACTGCGACAGCACCTCGGCGGCGGTCCAGGCTTGGCGATCGACACGCACCTCCGCGAACATCATCGAATCGATGTCGGCACCCAGGTCGCCCAGGAGACGGAGCTTGTCGGCCCAGGCGTAGTCCCACGAGCTTGTCGTGGTGGGTCCGGCGATCACAGCCCCGTCGAAGTACAGGGAGCGGGAGATCGTGTTGCCCGCACCCTTCTCCCAGGTCGCGGCGATCTGGTGTATCTCACCGTCGGTGATATCCGCCGAACCAGACAGCAGCGTCCCGGCGGCCAGGTGTCGTAGGTCCAGCTCGTTGTTGGCGTAGTCGTACAGGATGGCGAAGTCACCCGTGCCGCCGTCGCAGATCGCACGCTGGCTACCCGTCGCAGGGTCCATGAGGTCCAGCACCCACAGGCTGATCGACCCCGCTTCCAGGGACGGCACGATTGGGAAATGGAAGGCGTCCCCGGCCCCGTTGATCGCCCCGCCATTGGTGGGCATCGGCTGCGCGGCCGCCCGGCCCGCGTTCAGCCCGACCATCGAGATGTACACGACGGAGTTGTCGTTCGCGACAATCTCCAGATTGAACGTCGTGGCCGACGTGAGGCCGCTCACGGTTACCCACTGCCACGACGAGGTAAGCGTGACGACGGCGGTGTCCTTCGTGCCTCCGGCGTTGAACTCCACATCCACCGAGCCGCGCCCGCGCAACCAAACACCCGAGGCGTAGTAAATCCCGCTCGACACCGTGGTGTTCGGACACTCCACCGCTTCGGTCGCGTCCATGTCACAGCGGACCACCCCGATAGAGAACCCAGCCGGGAACCCAGCATCATCCAGGTCGATCACATCGGGCACGTCCCGAACGATCGAGATGGTGGGGGTCCCCGTCTGGATCTGCCAGCCGCTCGCGCCGGTCACCGGGTGCGACTGCTGGATCAGGTTCTCGTCGGCGTCGGGATGGTGAAGCTGGAGCATCCGATCGACTGCCGGACTGGCCGAGACGTTGAGCGGCGCCCCCCCCGGCCCGACCGTCGAGGCTGCTACCGTTCGCAGAAGCTGGACGTCCGGGTCGAAGTACACCTTGGAGACATCGTGTGTGTAGACGGGATACGGACCGACGATGGGCATGGCGCCGTTGCTACCCCGCCACAGGAGCTGCGTGGTCTCGTCGTAGTTCTCCCCGAGCGTCACCAGATGCCGATTGTGTTTCATGCGCTGCACCGCCAAGCGCCCAGCCTCCTCAACGTGGTCGAGGCGCACAGCCGGGGCGCGCAGGATCGCCCGCGCCGCCTTCTTCACACGGTAGTCCCACGAGGTGAACACGTCGTCCCGGTCCATCGGAATCGTGCGCTCGAACTCGACAGCGGTCGGAGTCATCTCTCCGACCACCTTCTGGTGTCCCGGGATGATCTCGTTCGAGGGAGTCAGGGCGACGGTAGACACGTTGGTGACGACGGTGGTGCCAGCCGGGAAGTGAACCGTAACGGTCCCGTCCGCAAGCTGAATGGGATCGTCGGCCGTGTAGTCGGAACCGATCGAGAACGAGCCCGTGTTTCCCAGGCCGTCGGTGTACGACACCACGAGGGTCCCAGCACCCACGGTGCCGGTGCCCAGCGCCGTGAGGACCAGGGACGCCGGGACGTCGCCAAGATACCAGACGCCGTAGTAAGGCTCCGACGTTCCCGTCCAGGGACTATGCACCGGAGTCGCGACGATCCCGTGGCGTCGAGGCGCCGACTGGAGAATGGGGAAGAAGCTCATGCCGCCACCAACCCAGCGTCCACCATGTGTGCGTGAATCTCCTCAACCATCGTTCGCGCTCCTGACTGGTCGGCATAGATCGTGTGGACGTGCAGGTCCATCCTACCGTTCGCTCCCATGAGATCCGCCGGGGCCGGACGCGGGACCGACGCCGCCTCGATGGGCAGTCCGCGGTTCAGCCGGTACAGGTCGGCCACACCGATCGACGCTGTGGCCGCCGGGTTCAGCACGAACTCGCGCGGGTCCAGCATCGCCGGAACGATGTCGCCCCGACCAACAATCCCGGACTCGCGACCAACGTGCCCACCCTTCTGGAATCCAGTAAGCAGCTTGTTCACGTTGGACGCGGCGTTCGGATTACCCATGCCGAGGTAGGACTGGAGGATCGCGGCCACGGTCAGCTTGACGATTAGAGTGATGAGCGACGACAGCAGCGTGTCGATGAACCCGTCCCACATCGCTTGCATCGCGTCGCCGAAGCTCTCGCCCGTGCGGATCGACTCCACGGCCATCTGACCGATGCCCTCGATCATGTTCTCCACGCCTCGGGAGAAGTCGTCGATGAACGCTTGCTCGGCCGCGTCGCCGAAGTTGTCCACGGCCATCTTGGCTTCGACCATCTGCTGGGTCGCCTTGTCCATCTCCTCGGGCTTCGGCAGCGTGATGATCCCGCCCTTGGTGTCGATCGCCAGACCCTCGGCGGTGGTCAAGACCTCCAGCATCTTTTCCATCTCGTCTGGCTCTGGGAACGTCAGAGCCGACTCGACACCCAGGCCACCCTCAAGCCCTTGCGGTAGCTCGCCGAGCGGGTTGCCGGTATCGCCGGGCAAGAACGGCGCTGGCAGCACACCGTCGAGCGGCGCGGGCACGAAGTCGGGAGCGTCGATGGCCCGCAGTTGTTCGAGAGCCGCCTGTAGCTCTTGCGCCCACAGCTCGGCCGGCGGCACGGGTGGGGGAAGGTTCAGGTCGCCGAACGCGGGCGGCGCCTGAGGTAGCACACCCTGAGGCTTGAACCGGGCACGCTCCTTGGCCTGGTTCTCCAGGAACTGGATGAACGGATCGTCCTCCGGGAGAGCCCGCTTCCCACCAATCCGTCCGAAGCCGGTTGTGCTCGTCACGAGGTCCGCCGACTCGTGCAGGCCCGCCTGGAACTCCTTGACGCGATCGAGGAAGCTGTGCAGGCCGTCCACGGTCTCGACGGTCTTCTCGGTAGCCTCGATCACAAACGTGGTCGTCTTGCCAGCCAGCTCGGCGAGCCAGTTGAGCGACTCTCCGAACTTGTCGTTCGAGGCGATGCGCGCAGCGAACCCCGTGACCTTCTCCACCACGTCCGTCATCACGGGAAGGAACTGCTCGGCCAGCGAATTCTTCATTCCCTGGATCGTGGTGTCGAGGTCGGTCAGGCTGTCCTGGTACACCGCGCTGGACGTGGCGAGATCGGTAGACATGATCCCGCCCAACTCCTCGGCCTTCTTTCCCATCGCATCGAAACCTTCGATGCCACCCTGGAGCGTCTGAAGGACCGCCGTACCTTCGGAGTCGAAAAACTTGAACGCCGTGGCGAGTCGCTTGGTCGGGTCCTCCACGTCGTCGATCGCCGACAGCACCGCACGGAACATCTCGGCGGGTTCCATATCGTCGAAGTGCTCGATCGGAATGTTCAGGTCTTCCAGCGCCTTCACAGCGACACCCGTGCCGCCCTGGGCTTCGGCCAGGCGCCGCGTCATTCGCTGGACGGCGAGCGTCATGTTCTGCGTGGTGATCCCGGATCGCTTGGCGATGAAATCGTACCGGGACAGATCCTCGACGGAGGTTCCGAGGCGCGTGCTCAGCTTGTCGTAGCGGTCACCCAGGATGGAGACTTCGCCAGCGGTGGACACGATCTTGGAGCCGAGGTGAACAACGGCGGCGGCCGCTGCGGCCCCGGCGACCGCGAAGGCACCGAGCGCAATCTTGGCAGGCCCGAGGTCGTTCACGAACCCACCGACAGAGGACTTGGCGGAACGGAACGGACCCTTCAGCTCATCCTTACCTTCGAGGATGAACTGCGCCTTGCTCTTGAAGTCTTTTCCACGGGCCACGGCGTTACCCTCGCGTCAGCTTATCCCGTTCCGCCTTGCGGGCCGCCGCCAACATCTGGAAGATCATAAAGTCGAACGCCAGTCGTCCGAACGGCCCGTGCAGATAGTCGTGCGGTGAGATCCCGAAGGTCTCACCCATCATCGCCAGGGTCAGCGCCTCGTTCCGATGTGTCCGGAAAGTGCTCGGCGGCCGCCTGGTCCTCCTCCCCGATCCCCGAGATCCGCATAATCGCGGTGGCGATCTCGTTCAGCTCCACGTCCTTGAGCTGCCCGACCGTCTGCTCGGTCAGCACAGCCTCGTGCGATCCGTGTCCCTTCACCACACCCAGCATCACGATCCCCTCGGCGATCTGGAGACGACGCCGGGCCGTGGTTACGTTCGACTCGCGAGACACGGGCGTATCGTCCGGTACGGGCTGCTGGTGTTCCCGGCCCGCAGGGATCGGCGCTGGCGGCGGCTCCGGGTACGCCGCGAACGCACACCCGACAATCGACAGATACTCCAGGGCCGTGACCTTCCGAATCCAGACCGGCACCGAGTTGTCGTCCAGCGTGACCGTTGTCTGAACCCATGATCGACTCTCCAACGCTTGCAGCAGTTCGTCCGACATCGTGCCCTCCGTCGGCTATGTGTGTTACGGCGTGAACGGCGCGATGGCCGTGTTCTGTGCGTTGTACACAGTCAGTGACGCGATCTCGTTCGTGCCCGCGTTGTCGAAGTTCGTGACCTTGAACGAGATGTTCTCCTGCAACGCTCCGCCGCCGCCACCGTGATCCGGGTCGCCCGGCGTCGTGCACATACACGACGGGAAGCGCCAGATCTGATGGTACGGCTCCGACCCGGCGATCCCGGGCACGTCGTCGTCGGAGTCGAGGTGGACCTCCAGGCACCCGAACCGACCAGCCAGCGTGGCGGCGTTCTTGATTCCGCTCCACGTATTCGAGTCCCAATCGGTGGTGAAGTCGAGCGTGATGTTCCAGAAGTCCTCCAGGATCGGGTACCGGATACCCGCCGCCCCGGACGCCTCGATCTCTCGCAGCGGGCGCTCCATCCGAATCGTCAGCTCGTGAATGTTGGTCTGGCTCGCCGGGGCCGCATCGCCCACGGTCGCCGAGTATTTCAGCGTGAGGTGCTGGAGTCGGATCGTCTCCGAGTAAGTGTACGCAGGGGTTCCAGCGCCCGCGCCCGGCGTCAGGGCTTGGCCCATCCACTCCAGCGTAAGGGTCGCGGAGCCATCCGCAACGACCTTGATCTCGGCCGAGCGAATGAACATCCCCTTGGCCGTCCGGTCCTGCTGGCCCGTGTACCGCACCATCGTCATCGGCGGCGGCATCTTCGCAGCGTTGGTCGGCAGCGTGATGACGTTCTTACCCATCCCGACGACGGCACCGCCAGGTCCGGTAGACGCGGTGTGCGCGTATCCGACGAAGGCGCCGGGCGGTCCCGCGTGATCGTGCGAGGCCATCAGGCTAATCATCAGCGGTACTATGGTCTCGTACTCAAGCTCGAATGCGCAGGAGCCCGCGACCTTCGCGGCGTTCAATGTCGCACGCGGCACGTCAGCCGCAGTCATCCGGTCGATCTCGACGGGTACACCAGGCGCCCCCGGAAGGGCTACCGGCGTGTGATCCTTGTTCACGTTCCAGCTCGTCGGACGAAGCCACCACGTGGGAGTGACGCCCGTCCCGTAGACGGCAAGCGGGTTCTCGAACCCGAAGCCGACCTTTTCCTCCCAGCCGTATGCAGGGACTTCGCCAGCCATGGTCTACGTTCCTTTCTTGCGAGGCACCTTCGCCTCGGCAGCTACCGTCTTGCCCTTCGCCGTCACGATCTTGAAGCATCGAATCCGCATCAGGTCTTCCGCGCTCTGACGCGGCACGTCCGACAGACGATCCCCCGGCTGTCGCACGATCCCGAAGGCCGTCCGCAGAGACGGGAATCCCTTTAGGAACTCCAGCGTCACCACTGGCTCCAGCGGGTCGGTCGGGTGCTGCGGTACCGGCTCGACGTGCTCGCCGCCGCCGCTCATTCCTTCGGCTCCTGCTCCGGCGAGTCCCACGCCGTCCCGATGTTCTCCAGCTTCGCCTCGGCGTGTGTACCGGCGCGCAGCATCTTGTCCCGCTGGGCCTCGGTGACTTCCTTCGGAGGTCGCGCCTCCTCGCTCAGTCCTGGCCCATGTCCCGCCACTCCGCGCGTGTGCTTCCGCGCGCCCCCGGCGATCCTCACAACGTGTGGCATGACTTCCTCCCTAGGGCGCGGTGCCCATGTCGCCCGTGAGCCAATGATATTCCAAGATGTAGGCTTCGGTCACGGTGACGCCGGGCTGGTCGTTCGCCATGAACCGTTCCCACGTACACTCGTCCTGATCGTACTGTGTGTCCAGCACCGTGCTTCCCTGCGAGCGGTCCAGCATCATGCGCTGCTCGAAGTCCGCGATGACGTTGAGCGCCGGGGTGTTCACGTCGATCTCCCCGTCCCCGTAGTGGTCTCCGAGGATGTGTGCGCGCAGGTACAGACGGCGCTGTACCCGTGTCAGCGTGTTCGAGACGAGGTTGCTGGCCGCCTCCCCCAGCTCCGCCTGCACCCACGGACGCTCCAGATCGGCCTCGATCGGATAGTCGTACATCCACGTCCGCACGCCCCGGTAGTCGTGCCGGTACCCGTTGTGCCGACCCAGGGTGAGAAGGTTCCGGCGGATCTGGTTCATCGCCGCGATAAGGATGTGCTCAGAAGGAGCGGGCACGGGCGTTCACCTCCTTCCCGAGCAGGATGCTACGGGCCGACTGTGCGTGCCGGTCCGCGGCCTTCGCCGCAATCGTCATGGCCTGCTTGGTCTTCCCCTCGAACAGCTTCTGAAGTACGGGTGCGGTCTCCTTCAGCGCCGGGGCCATGTGCGGGCGAGGTCGCTGCGGGTGAATCTCGTGATAGATCACATAGCCCGCCTTCGTCGAAACGACCTGGCGCATCCCTCCGCGCTGCGGGCGGGCGCGGATGCTGAGAACGTGGAAGCCAGATTTGCGCCCGATCCTACGCGGGCCGCGCGGTCCAGAGGACCAGTCCTTCCAGGAGTTCGCCAGCGCCTCCGCGCCCAATGAGAGCGCCCGTATCTGTGCCTTCGGTGCTTGCTTTTGCAGGATCTCCAGCGAAGCCCGCATCTCGGGAAGGCCCTGCACCAGGAGGTCGATCATCAGAACCTCCGGCCGGCCATCGAATCCCACACGAGCTTGACGTCATCCAGCATGGGTGTCTGGTCGAACGACACCGAGCCAGCCTCCATCGAGACGGCGGTCATGCCCGAGGCCGCGCCGAGCTTCGACCGCTCGAACATGAACGCCACCGCGCGGATCACGCTGTTCTCCAGGTCCCGGCATTTCTCCTGCCAGCCGAATTGCTCGTCCGCGACCGCGAGGTATCCGGCTGTGTAGGTGATCTCGATGGTCGGGCTGGTCGGCCAGTATCCGGCGCCCGACTTCAGCACGAGGATGCCCGCCGCCTTCCGAATCGAGAAGTCCTGATCCCAGCCCTCCGTCAACGCAGTCTCGTCGGGGGTCTTCTTCACGCTGGTAACGGCGGTGACCGGGCGCTGCGGTAGGAGCAGCTTGTTCGTGCCCACGCCAGCCAGCAGATCGTAGGCTCCGGCCTCGGTGTGGACGTACTGCCGGGACTTGAACGACCGCTTGCAGTGTCGCTCGCACCACGCACTTACACCGTTGATGAGGTCGATCAGGTGCGTGTCGTTCACGCCCGTCAGATCGGTCTTGTCCATCGCCGCCTTGACCTTCGCCAGCGAAGTCAGCGCGTATGTGTTCTCGGTCGTCCCGTCGGCCATGTCGCTCTCCTACGGAAGCGCGGCCAGCACGCGGTTGCGGCGAATCAGGAACGGCTCCGGGAGCGTCAATCGCTTGACGTCGCCCCCGGAGCCTGTGTTGTCGAGCAGCAGTTGCCACGTCGCATCGACCGTGGTCGTGGCCGTGACATCGAGATTGGCCTCGGTGAAGATGTACGAGACGAGCCCGCCGACGCGGTTGTCGTATGTGACCACCGCGCCATCCACGACGTTCGTGCCATCGGTTTCCTCGCGGTTGTCGTGCACGTACACAGTCACGACGTAACCCGTCAGGTCCTTGGCGTCGCCGTTCTCGTCCACCACCTCAAAGTCCTGCGGGTGCTGGGTGCGGGCGAACGTCTCGATCTTCTGTTCCATCTCAATCTCCGAGGTCGGTCGCTTCCTTCGAGCCTTCGTCCACTACAGCACTTGCCGATCCTTCTGCCACAGTTCCAGTGTTAGCCCCCTCATCCTGTACCACGCGCGCAGGGCCGTCAGGCAGAACCGCTCGAACGCCTTCATCCGGTACGGCGGCTTTGGATCGGGGGGTCTGAACGGAATGAAGTAACACCGCGTTTGAAACTGCGGTGGGGGCGTTGTCAGGTTCGTCCCCACCTCCCCAAGCGGCCTGGGTGTACAACTCCGCCCGGACGTAGACCGATCCGAGGGCGTGGAGCCGAAGCGTATCAGCGGTGTCGTAGGTTCCGGACTGGCCGTGCCACTGCTGCTTGGTGAACGTCACGTTCCCGCCACCGACGAGTGCGCGGCACGTCGTCCACTGCGGGGGGGTGCCCCCTGGGTTCTCTGGGTGGCCGATCGGTAGGTCGTGCGTGAACCCGAACGCCAGGAGATCCGCCCCGCTGTCCTGTACGATGTGCCCGCTGATGGGCGGCGGCGTTCCGAGATCGGCGTTGTAGATCTGAACGTCCGGTCCAGCCGGGACCGTTAGAAGTACGCTCATGTGCCCTTCCTCCTTCGGTGGGTGTTCCCTTTACGGTCGGTAGAACCCGCGACCCCAAAAGCGGACGACCGGCTTGTCGATACCTCGGTTCTCAAAGCCGATCGTCGTTCTCGCATTGAGCATTGCGCCGGGGGCGACGAGCACCAGCATCTTCGTGCTGTCCATCGCGGCCCGGGCAACCATCGAAACGGACAGCAGGCTGATCGTGCTGTCGTCCAGCACCGACTGGAACAGTTCGATGTTGCATCCCGCTTCTGGAAGCCCGGCCGTGGACAAGTCGCCGCTGATCGCCATCCGCGTGATGACAAGCGAGTCGGCCCCTGTCCAGTAGCCGAGAGGCGAGACGATACTGCTATCGCACACCGAACCGTTGCCGATCTTCAGTGCGGCGTCCAGGTCGTCCGCCGCCGAGTTGAAGAAGTATTCTTCCTCGCCGGTCATCCAGAGCGCGGCCCAGGAATGGAAGTCGAATTCGACCCCCTTCGTGGAGTTGATCCAGCGCGTGGCGTCCAGCGTGTCGGGCGGCGTGGTGCCCTCGGGCGGATCGAACACAGCCTGCACCGGCCCGTGCTGCGCGCTCGCTGGCGTGACCGCGTAGGCCAGCAGCACCAAGGCCAGCAGTACGATCAGGAAGCGCAAGGGCCACGGGGTTGCGAACTTCCACCCCGCCACCTGTACCCGCCTCACTTCTTGCGCTCCGGGTAGGCCGTCGTGACAATCAGATACCCACCCGAACTTCCCGTCAGCGCGTTGATGCCGACAGAATCAATCGGCGCACCGTATGTGGAGGTGAACGTGTACTGGCGGGCTACGTTGGAGAGCGAGGTCGTGTCTCTCGTCGCCGGGGCAAACGAACCAGCTTCCCCTCGACCGTTCCGAGACACGAAGATGACTTGCAGCGACCAAGTGGCGGCCGCCGTTCCGCCGATCCACGCGACCGTAACCTGCCCCCCCGGGTTCCTGGGTACGATCCAAGCATCGACCAGCGCCGAGTTCCCGTCGGACGTGATCGTCTGGCTGTCGATGGTCGCCTTGCCCTTGGAGTAGAACTGTGCGTCGGCGACCCCACCCGTGACCAGCGCGAGC